ATTGATCCTAGAGTTCGCACCAAAGATACACTAAAAGGTCAAGAAGTAACATCACAATCCGATGATGTTGGTCCCAATTCAAATGGTAGATCCACAAAAGTAAAATTTCGTGGAGGTCCAATGAAAGAAGAAGTAAAAAGGTCTGATATTCCAGCTTTCATTAGAAAGGCTCGTGGTGACAAACCTTTGACTGTTGCTGATGTTAAAGCCGGAAGTAAAGATTCTATTTCTTCAAAGGAAAACTTGGCCAAAGCTCGTGGGGTTTCAGAAGGTAAAGGACCTGAGTCTGATACAGTTCCTTTTGTAACCAATGCTGACCAACCACCTTTTGAAGGACCATATAAGAAAATTGGTTCAACGGTAACAGATAAGTCAGGTGCAAAACATACGCCAATGTCCCGTGCTAGAGATTTGGCTCGTGCTGCAATGAAACGAATCAAAACAGAGATGTTGGGTAAAGCTCCAGGAAATAACGGCTAAGGTAAAAACATGGACGCAAAGAAATTAAAACTAATTGTTAGGGGTGATAAGAAACCCACTTTTGGCACCGATCCAAATGAACCATGGTCTGTTCGTGCAGGCATCACCGAGAGTGAGAGAGGTGAATTACACGCTTATCTTAAATCTCGTGGCATTAATCCAGAGTTTGTTAGTAAAGATACAAAAATATCTCATGCAAAATCTTCAGAGTTTCATAAATGGAGGCGTGACCACCAGTTTGATGACCCAATCAATTTTGTTTCAACTACTGTTGCGGATAAAATGAAACAACAACGAGCACAAACCGAAGAAGTTGAGCAAATTGATGAGTTAGCTCCTGAAACTTTGGCATCTTATGTTTTTAAAACAACTAGTAAAGATCCAAAGCGTGCTGAACCTCGTAAAAAGGCCATGAGTAAGTTAGCTAAGATTATGGCTAAACGGTCATTCTCTGAGGCAAAAACAATTCAAGGTACTGCTTTAGATAAGTTTCGTCAAGCTGCAGCCGAAAGAGCAAGAAAACATGATGATATTGAACGAGCAATGAAAGCTCGTCATGCTGCAGGTAAAGAAGATATGAAAGGTTCTATTGACCGTTTAGAGAAACAACTCAATAAAGAGGAATCTGGTGTCAGTAAAGAAACTGAAACTAAATTTCATAAGAAGTTAGACAAACTGGTTCATTCTACTTTTGGTAAAAGAAAAGATGAAATGAAGATGAAAGAAGAAGTAGAGCAGATTATAGAGAAGAATGTACCAACAAGTCCAGAAAAATGGGCTCGTGCCAAAGCAGCTGCTAAATCTAAATTTGCTGTTTATCCTTCTGCATATGCCAATGGTTGGGCTTCCAAAAAATACAAAGCAATGGGTGGCGGTTGGAAATCTGTTAACGAAGAAATTGATATCACCGAAAAAAATGATTCTCATACACACGCTGCACATTATGAAGATCCAAAAACAGGTGAGTGGACAGGAATGAATTTGTTAGTTGCAAAAGATGATGAAGATGCAATCCGTCAAGCAAACGAAAAATGTAAAGAAGGTTGCCGACTAACAAAAGTAGAACGACACACTACCGTTAAAGAAGAAGTAGAACAGATTGATGAGTTGAAGATGTCTACTGTCAAGTCTTATCATAAGAAACGTTTAACTGACTTTTCATATGCAAATAAGAAACCAGGAGAAACCTCTACAAAACCTCGCAATGCAAGGATTAAAAAAGTTTCTGCTAGTATTGACCGTTCAATAGACCGTCAGACTGGTTATAAACCAACATCTGAATCAGTTGGTTCTACTTTTGGTAAAAGAAAAGATGAAATGAAGATGAAAGAAGATGTGTTCCAAGATACTCAGGCTGCAACACAGACAGCCTTTGATATGGGGACACAGGCTGATGATAGAGAACCAACTTATTCTAAAAGAAAAGAAATGTCTAAATCAGCTCGTATGATTAAGTCATTATACAGAAAACACAAGATGGTCAAAGAAGATTTATATGACCATGAAAAAGAAGATAAATCAGTAGCGACATATGGCAAGAAACCAAAAACTGAAAAACAAGAGGTTTATGGTGACGATGAGGCTCAAGCTGCTATGATTTTAAAAGGTGGAACAACATTAACAGGTCAAACCAGAGATACTTTGGAAATTGATCCAGTAATGAGAAAACCAGTAAGACCTGATAATAAAATCAGTAATAAAAAAACAGATAAATAAACACAAACAAGGCTATTTAAGGAGAATAAAATGCCATCATGGGGAAATAACGATAATGCAGCCAACGCACCGTATTGGGCTGTAAATTCGACAATTATAAACGCAACAGATACAAAAATTAACGCTTCTGCTCCAACAGCGGCCAACGTAGCATTATTATACCAAAATACAACACCAGATGTTTATACTACTGATGAAACTATTGGTTTATTTGCTGTTGACGCCTTTGAAGCTGATGTTAATGATGAAGTGGCTCATAGTGGATGGGTGCTACGCACCGTTGGATCTGGTGGTCGTGCAGGTCGTGTGCAACAAGAAGTTTTGATTGCTACCGGCATTATCACAGACAATACCAGCCCAATCTATCCTGATGCAACAATTACTATTAGTTCACAACCAGGCAGCAATACTGCTAACTTGACAGTTGGTAATACTGCTACATTCCGTGTAACAGCAAGTATCACCGAAGGTAACACAGCAGCTCCGTTGACATTCCAATGGCAGCGTTCTGCAACAATTGGTGGTTCATATGTAAACGTAGTCAATGCAACACCCGCAAATACAACATACACGGGTGGAACAACAGCCGCATTGGTAGTTATTCCTACATTTACTGATGCTGACGACAACTACTACCGTGTAGTAATCAACGCAACAGGTACAGAGGCTACAGCAGTAACTTCTACACCTGCTAAGCTTGATGTGGTTGCCTAATGTTAGGATTTAAGCAATTTGTTGCAGAAGGACATGATTCATTTCCTATCGCACACATTGAAAAGAGTGGTTCAAACTTGGCGGACAAGACAACCCGCCAAGAGTTGAATCACAACCTAGCATTAGCTGTAGCAGGAAACAATATAAATCCATATTCAGCATGGAATCGTGTAAGTAAAGTTTTAGTTTTATTTGGCATAACTCTCCCTAAAGTAATATTTCACGATTTGGATATGGGTGAAGAAATTGTGCATATAGATCAATTCGGTGCTCGCTCGGGTGCCGAATTAAATGGCACAGTAGAGAAGATGAATAATTTGGATGAAGTTCAACATTATTTTTATTTTTCTTATGAAATGAATGATAATGGTTACTATGATGTTGAAGCGATGATATCTGATGAAAATGAGTTAGATGATTATCTTTCTTCAGAGGAACCAGACATAGAAGAAGAATGATATAATGATTGATGATTTAAATGATGATAATTTTTTGATATATGCGGTAAAGTGCTACGATGCACCACATTGTATTATGTCTGAATTTGAGAGCGATATTAAACGAACAAAATATTTGAAGCGTTTGTTTCGTAGATATAAAATTACTAAATCTCTTAAAGAGAGATTAATATTAAATCATATTATTTTATTGAATAATGTTTTTGGTCCTGAAGCAACGGCTAGAATATTATTCTATAAGATAGACGAGAGAGATTATGATATACTCAAAACTTTCTTGTCATATTTGAACATTGTACCAGAAATGGTTTACGGTATTAGAGGTAAAAACATTTCGGTCGTAGAAATACAAATAGATGTTAATGTCGCAGAGATATTGAGGCAAATATGAAAACATTCAAACAGTTTGTAACCGAAGAATACTTGGATGAAAAATCTCCAGCATGGCAACGTTCTGCAGGTAAAGATCCAGAGGGTGGACTGAATCGTAAAGGTATTGCCTCTTATCGTAGAGAAAATCCAGGTTCCAAATTATCTATGGCTGTCACAACAAAGCCGTCTAAACTAAAACCAGGTTCTAAATCAGCCAATCGTAGAAAATCATTTTGTGCTCGTATGGGTGGCATGAAGAAACGATTAACCTCTGCTAAGACAGCAAATGATCCAGATAGCCGTATCAATAAAGCTTTAAGAAAGTGGAACTGCTAATGCAATCTTTTAAAGAATACCTTGGTGAAGATTTACGCCAATGGTTTAAGCAAAAGTGGGTTCGCATGGACACTAAAGGTAATATCAAAGGTGATTGTGCGAGAGAACCAGGCGAAGGCAAACCAAAGTGTTTACCTCAAGCCAAAGCACACGCCATTGGTAAAGATGCCCGTGCTTCAGCTGCTCGTAGAAAGCGTAGAGAAGATCCTAATCCAGAACGCCGTGGTGCACCAATTAATGTAAAAACTGAAAACGTTTTTGAAGCCTGTTGGAGAGGTTATGTTGCCAGAGGTATGAAGAAAAAAGGTGACCGTATGGTACCTAATTGTGTACCTGAAGAAATTGATATTCCAGTTTTAGAAGGTGAAGAAGAATGGTCAATGAGAGTTATAGATGAAGATGGTGCAATAGGTGGTTCATCAGGACCAACGAATGTAACTGGTGTTGCAACGTCTACCGATCCCATTAGTGCTAGTGCTGTTAATAGAAGGAAAAGAAAGAGTCCTGTTATGATGTCCATCAGGAGAAAACCTCCAAAGGCTTAATATGTGGTTCTTGTCATTCATTCCTGATTGGATTTTACAATGGGCAATACATGGTCTAGTCATTCTTGGACTTGTATTAACATTTATAGGATCATTTGTTAGATTTATACCTATGGTTCAACCATACGCTTTGGTTGGCAGACAATTGGGTATAGTATTATTAGTGATTGGTGTATTCTTTGAAGGAGGATATGCCACAGAAATGTCATATCGTGCTAGAATAGCCGAAATGCAAGCAAAGATAAAAGAAGCAGAAATTAAATCTGCAAAGGTCAATGAAAAGTTGGCAAATGAAGTTAGTAAAAATAAAGAGTTGATTAAAGAGAAGGTGAATAGAAATGCTAGGGATATTGAAGCAAAGAGAGAAGCTATTAATTCTAAGTGTGAGTTGTCTGATGATGCTTGGATGCTCTACAACCGTGCCGTTGAGCCAAAAATTTCCAGAGGCTCCTCAAGTGCTAATGGAGCCCGCTCCGGTTCTAAAGCCTCTAAGTGAAGATAAAAAGACATTAGCAGACCTGTTACAAAATGCTAATGAGAATTACGGACTGTATTATGAGTTACAAGATAGATATAACGCATGGCAGTTATGGTATAAACAACAGAAACAAATATTTGATAGTGTAAAATGAAAAAACTACTACTTGTATTACTTGCAATGCCAATGTTGGTGATGGCACAAAAAACTCCGCAAGGTGTAACCTATGATGCACAGATTGTCCGCATGATTGATGGCGATACTGTGGTCATAGCGGCTCCCTTTTTACCAGCACCACTTAAACCCGAACTTGCCGTTAGAATATTCGGTGTGGATACTCCAGAAAAAGGACACAGAGCTCAATGTCCTTCCGAAGATACCCGTGGCAAGGCCGCTACTGAATTTACAAAAGCCGCCATTGCAAAATCTACCAAGCGTCAAGTTGTGTTGTATAGCTGGGATAAATTTGGTGGCCGTGTCTTAGGTGACATCATTTTAGATGGACAATCATTACGCACAGGTCTAATTCAAAATGGTTTTGCTCGTGAATACTTTGGTGATGCAAAGCAATCATGGTGTAATTAATGAAAAAATTAATACCATTGGCCTTTGTTGTATTGTTAAGTGGTTGTACTTTATTTGATGCCTACTTTATGGCCAAGTATGACACTAACGAATACTTCATTGTTAATGATATTAAAACAAAAGCACAAGTTGCCGAAGAAAATTGTGGCAATCAATTATTAGTTGTTGCACAGGTAAATGATTTGTATATTAAAACTTTAGAATTTAAGAATTTTACATCTCATATACCAAGAAATAAAGATACGGATAATATGTCAACCAAGTTATTGACATTGACAAAAGATACAAGAGATTATTTTAACAAAGCAGAAAAGATTTCACCAATTTTTTGTAAAGCAAAACTACAACAGATTGTTAAATCAGCTGATACAATTCAACATGTACTAGGGAGCAAACCAAGATGACACCAGAACAATTAAATGCTTACATCATTGAATACAATAAAATGTTGGCCGATGGATTAGTTAGTAAAGAAGAATATGTCGAATTGCTGAAAGGCATTAATATTATGGAAGGTATTGCTGACGATGCTGAAGGATTGGCATTAAAAGAGCAATTAAATTTAATCATCAACGCTGCTATTAGTGCAGCTTCTTTAATGGCATAAGGGGAATAAAAAATGGTAGATACACTTTTTTGGGTTTTAGTTGGCGCATTTGTAGGTTGGCATTTTCCAGAACCTTTTTGGGCTAAAGCAATTAAAGCTAAAATTTTAGGAATGATCAAGAAATAATGGAACTGACAAAAGATCAACTGAAGCAATTGCTTCCAAAGAATCCATACATTGACCAATGGCACAATGCATTGTCACAATTGTTACCCGATTATGGTATCAATACACCTCAACGCATTGCTGCCTTCATAGCACAATGCGCTCACGAATCCGGTAATTTTGTATTTCTCAAAGAGAATTTAAATTATCGTGCGCCGACTTTGCGTAAACTCTTTGCCAAGTATTTTCCAACAGATGAATTGGCCAATGAGTATGCAAACAAACCAAATAAACAAGAAGCAATTGCAAATCGTATCTATGCTAATCGTATGGGTAATGGTGATGAAGCTTCTGGTGATGGTTTCAGATATTGTGGTCGTGGCCTAATTCAATTGACAGGCAAAGAGAACTATTCTTGGTTTGCTGCCTCAATTGAAGTACCTGTTGAAGAAGCATCTGAATATTTACAAACATTTGAAGGTGCAGCACAATCTGCTTGTTGGTTCTGGGAAACAAACAATCTAAACCAATGGGCTGATAAAGGCGACATTCTCACATTAACAAAGCGTATTAATGGTGGTACCATTGGACTTGAAGATAGAATTAAACATTATGAACACGCACTTCATGTATTGGGAGTTCATTGATGAATGATAAGAAGTTATTAAAGTGGATTTTGTTTATATTATTATTGCCCTTAACGTTGGCTTATTTTAGTGGTGATAGATTTCGATATCCATGCCAAGATCCAGCAAATTGGGATAAAGATATATGTAAATTACCATGGTGTGATGTAACTAGAACTTGTCCGGAACATATTTTTAAAGGTCAAAATGATCCAAGAGTTGGTCCTGCTGGAGATAAGTCACTCGCACAAAAAACACCAACACCAACAGTAACCGGAGCGAATTGCAAATGAATTTATTTAACAAAGAACAAAAACAACCAGAAACAGATTTCATGTATACAGAAGAGCAGTTGATGGCTCGACTGAAGTTTTTCATTGGTATTTGTTTGACACTCACATTGTTTGGTATTGTATTCGTTGTGTTGTATTCTTTAATTTTTGTAACACAACCACTCAACGCTATTTCTCCAATCGACCAAAAGTTCTTTGAGTTGATTGTACCTATCGCCACATTCTTGACTGGTACATTGTCAGGTATCATGTTGGCTGGTGGTGATAAGGATGCACAAAAAAGAGCATTAGAATTGGCTAATAGACCAACAACAGTATCGCCTGCACCAACCACACCATCTACACCAAGTTCATCAACAAGCTTTGGTGGAAATACATCACAGTTTACTGGTTCGTTTGGTGGCAACACAAATCAATTTACCGCAACACCAACAGCATCACCATTTACACCGGGAGTTGTAACGGGATTTGGTGGTAAACCAGCACCTGTTCAACCACCACAACCAGAGTTATGAAATGAATTGGTTAAATAGTATGTTATCTGATGGTGTTAATGGCTCTGTTAGTAGTAAGAGGGTTATTACATTATTGGCGTTTATTGTGTGTGTTTATGGTTTTATTGCTGACATACATGGTTATAAAGTAACCACATCATTATTTGATTCAATGATATACTTGGTGATTGCGGGATTAGGATTTACTGCCTCAGAAAAATTTGCTAAAAAGGAAGAACAGAAATGAAAAAGTTTTTAATTGCACTCAATCTCGTTATTTGGTCTGCTGTTGGTTATCAAGTTGCATATGCAGCTGAAACTAAAAAGGCTTGCGTGGTGCAGAAAGACCAAAAAACTGGTAAAGAAAAAGAAGTTTGTAAAGAAATAAAAGTGCATAAGAAATTAGAAGGCACAAAAGTACCAGAAAAGAAATAAATGGCAGAGTTTGACGATACCGACATTAAAGTGGATATTGGTGTTTTAAAAACACAAGTATTGACTTTATCTGCACTTTGTAATAAAATGGACCAGATTATAGAAAAACTGGTGGACCAACACGACCGCCATATTGCAAAGGTATATACGGACATGGACAAACGAAGATTAGAAACGGAAACCGATATCAAAGAAATTCATCAGCGAATAGATACCGTTTTGGATAAGATGGAATCTTCAAACAAAGAAATTATGGATGAATTCAAATCTCTCCGTAAAGATATGAGTGAACATAACAAACAAGAGAAAGATGCTTTGGATGCTTTACTCAAATGGAAGTGGATGGTTGCCGGTGGTATTATTGCTATCTCATGGTTGATTTCTCATGTAAATCCTGATACAATAAGCAAATTCCTTAAATAGTATTACAATTTAGATTAAATATATTATGAGTGTTTTTATTGACAGAGCTTTTCTGCTCCGCATTTCGCCAAAATTACAAAGGTTTACCCAAAAGAAGGAAGACCTTTATAATTTTAGGTGTCCGCTCTGTGGCGACTCACAGAAAAATAAAACCAAATCTCGTGGTTATGTTTATCGCAAAAAGAATGACTACTTTTATATGTGTCATAACTGTGGTGCTTCAACTTCATTTTATAACTTTTTGGACAAAGTTGACCCAACACTTATAAAAGAATATGCTTTAGAAAGATATAAAAATGGTGATAACAACAAAAGCGACCATAAAACTCCAGAATTTGAAGAATTCAAAACGGAGAAACCGACATTCAAAAAGTCATTGGATCTTCCATCTATCGACTCTTTACCAGAAGCGCATTTTGCTAAAGTCTATGTTCAGCAAAGACGGATTCCGAAGGACTTTTTCTCGCAACTATACTATGCGGAAGATTTCGCAGCCTTCATACAAAGTCTTGGGATTGAGAACACAAACCTTAAAGAGAAAGACAATCGGCTCGTCATACCGTTTTATGATAAAGAAAAGAACTTGGTCGCTGTTCAAGGGAGAGCACTAGGTGAATCTAAACTAAGATACATCACTATCAAACTTCACGAAGATAACCACAAGTTCTTTGGACTTGATAGGATAGACGAGGAGAAGATGATATATGTGGTGGAAGGTCCTATTGACAGTATGTTCCTAGACAATGCTGTGGCTACCGCAGACAGTAACTTGGAATCAATCATGTCGATATACGATAAGTCCAAAGTTACATTGGTGTTTGATAATGAACCCCGTAATAAAGAGATAGTTAAAAAAATTGATGAAGCGATAGAAAAACATTATCAAGTAGTGATTTGGCCAGAAATGATTGAATCTAAAGACATTAATGATATGATACTAGATGGGTTCTCACCAGATGAAATTCAAGATATCATAAGTAAATATACATTTGTTAATTTAAGAGCAAAAGCAGAATTGGTGAATTGGAAGAAGGTTTAAGTTATGAATGTAAAATTAATATCATACACACAAGGAACAGATGGTAAAAATTTATTAGAGCAAGTTGCATATGCTGCTAGAGTTTCAAATCCATCAAATCAAAATAGTAACGACACAGCTGAAAAGTTGGTCCGTTATTTAATTAAGCATCAACATTGGTCGCCACTTGAAATGGTGAATATATGTTTAGAAATTGAAACTACAAGAGATATAGCAAGGCAAATATTACGACATCGTTCCTTTTCATTCCAAGAGTTTTCTCAAAGATATGCAGTAGCAGATTTGGGCTTTGAATTTAAAGAAGCAAGACTGCAAGATGAAAAGAATCGACAAAATAGTATTGAAACGGATAATGTTGGTTTGAAATTAAATTGGGAAACACAACAAGATTATGTTATCGTAGCAGCAGAGAGAGCATATCGTTGGGCTATTGAACACGGTATTGCAAAAGAACAGGCACGAGCAGTATTGCCTGAAGGCATTACAGTTTCAAGGTTGTATATGAATGGAACTCTGAGGTCTTGGGTTCACTATATACAACTACGAAGTGAAAAAGGTACCCAAAAGGAACATCGTGAAATTGCATTGGCTTGTGCTAAAGCAATTGAACCGGTTTTCCCGATGATTCAAGAATTTATAACACAATAACAAAGCAAGGCGAATACATGGAATACCTAGGTATCAAGATAGATTTAGAAAAAGATAAATTATTCGATGAACTTGGAATTAAAAGACTTAAAGAAAGTTACATGAAGGAAGATGAAGAATCCCCACAACACAGATTCGCATTTGTATCAAAATCGTTTAGTTCCAATCCGGAACACGCACAGAGATTATACGACTACAGCAGTAAACATTGGCTCAGTTATTCTACTCCCATTCTTTCTTTTGGTCGTAGTAAGCGTGGTATGCCTATATCATGCTTCCTTAATTATATTGAAGATACTGCGGAGGGACTAGTTGATAACCTATCAGAAACTAATTGGCTTTCTATGCTCGGGGGTGGTGTTGGCATTGGCTTTGGTATTCGTTCAGCAGACGATAAATCTACTGGTGTCATGCCTCACCTCAAAATCTATGACGCCAGTTCTTTGGCATACCGGCAAGGTCGTACTCGCAGGGGCAGTTATGCTGCTTACCTCAGTATTTCTCATCCAGACATTATCTCTTTCTTAGAGATGCGGAAGCCGACAGGCGATCCTAATGTTCGTTGTTTAAATCTACATCATGGTATCAACATCACCGATGACTTCATGCAAATCATTGAAACGTGTATGTTGGATCCTGAAGCAAAAGATGATTGGGAATTAAAAGATCCACATTCCGGTGAAGTGCGTGAAGTTGTATCAGCAAAAGAACTCTGGCAGAAAATTCTAGAGCTTCGTATGATGACAGGCGAACCATACATTCATTACATTGATACAAGTAACAATCATTTGCCACAATGGTTAAAAGATAAAGGTTTGAAGGTACACCAATCAAATCTATGTTCTGAAATTATTCTACCAACAAACGAAGAAAGAACTGCTGTATGTTGTTTATCTTCTTTAAACTTGGAAACATACGATGAGTGGAAAAACGAACCTCTCTTTCTTAAAGATGTTGCTGAAATGCTCGATAATGTGCTTAGTTTCTTTATTGCTAATGCTCCTGATGCTATCGCTCGTGCTAGATACTCCGCTGAAAGAGAGCGTTCCATTGGCATCGGTGCTTTGGGGTTCCATGCTTATCTTCAGCGTAACGGAATTGCTTTTGAGGGAGTTATGGCAAAAGTAGCCAACAACAGAATCTTTAGTAGTATCAGAAAGGGATTAAATGAAGCTAACAAACAATTGGGTATGGAAAGAGGCGAAGCTCCAGATGCAAGTGGTACTGGTAACCGTTTTAGTCATCTCATGGCTATTGCTCCCAATGCTTCTTCTTCCATTATTATGGGCAATACTAGTCCTTCTATTGAACCTTACCGTGCAAATGCTTACCGTCAAGATACTTTATCGGGTTCTTTCTTAAATAAAAATCGTTGGTTGGACGAATTGATTATCAAACTATCACATGATAAACCAGAAGATTGGTATAATGATGTTTGGTCCTCTATTATTGCAAATGATGGTTCTGTTCAACATTTAGAATGGATGTCTGAACATGATAAAGATGTATTTAAAACATCAATGGAAATTGACCAACGATGGGTGATTGAATTGGCTGCTGATAGACAACAGTATATTGACCAAGCACAATCACTTAATTTATTCTTTAGACCAGATGTTAATTTGAAGTATCTCCATGCCTGTCATTTTCTTGCATGGAAAAAAGGATTGAAAACTCTATACTATTGTCGTTCTGAAAAGATTGGTAAAGCAGACAAAGTTGCCAGAAAAATTGAAAGAGAAGTGATTAAAGAATTAGATATGAGTGCTATTGCACAAGGCAACGAATGTTTGGCTTGCGAAGGTTAATTTTAAAGGAAAACAATAATGATAAAAAAAGTAGAATCAAATCTATCGGAAGAACGCAACTATTTCAAACCCTTTAATTATCCTTGGGCTTATGATGCTTGGTTAAAACATGAACAATCTCATTGGTTACATACCGAAGTTCCTATGGCTGAAGATGTAAAGGATTGGAAGAAGAAATTATCCAAAGAAGAAAAAACATTTCTAACACAAATCTTCCGTTTCTTTACACAAGGTGATATTGATGTGGCTGGTGGTTATGTTAAGAACTATCTACCATACTTTCCACAACCTGAAGTTCGTATGATGCTTACAGGATTCGCTGCCAGAGAAGCGTTACATATTGCCGCCTACTCACACCTGATTGAAACACTAGGTCTACCTGAAACCACTTACAATGAGTTCCTAGAGTATGAAGCCATGAGAGAGAAACATGACTATGTGATGGATATCTCCAGTAAGAATACCACCAGAGAGAATACCGCAACACATATTGCCGTGTTCTCAGCCTTTACCGAAGGTATGCAACTATTCAGTTCATTCATTATGTTGTTGAATTTTGCTCGTCATGGTAAAATGAAAGGTATGGGACAGATTATCACATGGTCGATTGTTGATGAAACACAACACGCAGAATCTATGATTAAATTGTTTAGAACATACATAGAAGAAAATCGTGAAATTTGGAATGATGAACTAAAAGGAAAAATTTATACCATTGCTGAAAGAATGGTACAACTAGAAGATAAGTTTATTGACCTAGCATTTGGCGTAAATCAAATGGAAGGTTTATCTTCAGAAGATGTTAAGAAGTATATTCGTTATATTGCAGACCGCCGCCTAATCTCTTTGGGTCTTAAAGGTGTGTTTAAAGTGAAAAAGAATCCTCTACCATGGGTAGAAGAAATGATTAACGCACCAACACATACTAATTTCTTTGAGAATAGAGCAACTGATTATGCAAAAGGAGCTTTGTCAGGAAATTGGGGTGAAGTTTGGGCTCATTAAGGAATTTAAATGACAGACAAATCATTATCAGGTGAATGCCTAAGTTGTGAATCAACTTATACTGTATCATTTATGGAAGAAATGGTCTCACAAGAATTACCAGAACATTGCCCATTCTGTGGTGAACAAATCGAAGAATTGTCCGAGGACTATATAGAGGATGATGACGATGATTTGGATACTAAGGAATGGGACTAAACTGGCAATATGATGGTAAAGATTTTACGGAAGACTTGATTGGTAATAATTACGGGTTCGTGTATCAGATAACTAATCTGACAAATGGTAAAAAATACATAGGCAAGAAATTATTTTATTCTGCCAAAACCAAACAAGTCAAAGGTAAAAAGAAACGGTACAAAGCCAGTTCAAATTGGCAAACTTACTATGGAAGTAGTGACATCTTAACACAAGATGTGTTACAATACGGACACGATAACTTTGTCCGTGAGATTCTTCATTTATGCCACTCTAAAGGTCAATGTTCTTATTTGGAAGCAAAAGAACAGTTTACCAGAGGAGTTTTGGAAAGCGATGAATATTACAACACATGGATTATGGTTAGAGTAAGAAAAACTCACATAAAGGAAAAAGATGCTGGACTTTCTACAACCACTAAAAAAAGACAAATTTGATTTTATCACATTTCTATCAGGAGATGAGGAAGGCAAAATCAATATTATGGGATCCGAATATGCGAACCCCGGTGAAGATGTTGGTGGTAATACTTTAGGCAAACTATATCACATTGTTCTATTTCGTGATAGTCAAGAAAATTCGGAAGAATATGATGATGTTGATAACTTTGAAGCCATTCTCACCTGTCCTCTAGAATATATTTCAGGATTAATACCAAGTGGATTTTATGGCATAGTTGCTAGAAAGACTACCACGTCACATAAACTCATGGATAAACTGCTTGCCATGATGAAGAAATAATAGTATAATGTAGTTTTGAAACTGTTGAAAGTTTGTTATGATTCTCGTTGATTTAAATCAAGTATTATTGTCTGGCCTCATGGCACAGATATCCAGTCAAAAAGGTGTTAAACTAGACGAAGGTCTGGTTCGCCACATGATTCTGAATATTCTCCGTATGCACATTCGTAATTTCCGTAAAGATTATGGTGATGTTGTATTATGTTGTGATAATCGTAAATATTGGCGCAAAGAATTTTTCCCATTCTATAAAGCTGGTCGTAAAAAGACCAGAGAAAAGTCTGATTTAGATTGGCATATGATTTTTGATATGTTAGCCAAATTTAAATCTGAACTGCGTGAAAACTTTCCATACAAAGTGATTGATGTTGAAGGTGCTGAAGCGGATGATATCATTGGTACACTTGTACCAATTTATTCGGCTCATGAGAAGATTTTAATTCTATCAAGCGATGGAGATTTTTTACAATTACAATATTATGGCAGCAATGTAAAACAATATAATCCGGCACAAAAGAAATTTGTTAAATCTGATAATCCATCTTTAGAATTGAAAGAGAAGATTATTCGTGGTGATAAAGGTGACGGTATTCCAAATATGTTCTCACCATCTGATTGCTTTGTCCGTGACTTACGACAGAAACCTATTACCAAGAGTGTATTGGATAAGTATCTTAAAGAAGATGTGGTTGACTATAGTGAAACTGATAAAGCCAACTATTCCAGAAATGCCACACTTATTGACCTGTCTTTAATACCGACCGATATCAAAGAAAAAATTATAAATACATATAATGAAGCAAAACCGGCATCTCGCCAAAAACTGTTAAATTATTTTATTGAAAACAAACTAAAGAATTTAATGGACGTTATTGAGGAATTTTAATGAAAAATATCTATGAAGTATTTGATGAATTTGAAGCTGTAACCACTAAAAAAGAACGAATGTTAGTAATTGAAAAAAATCTATCAAAGACCTTGGTAGATGTGTTACAATTCACATTTCATCCAGAGTGTAAATGGAAAATTAAAGAAATGCCAGAGAATTATAAAACTCCTGATACAAAACCAGGAATATCTCGATGCCAACTTTCCACCGAAATTAGAAAGTTGTATCTTTTCCAAGAAGGACATCCTGAAGCTGAAAAATTATCTCCAAGAAAACAAAACGAACTATTAATTCAACTTTTAGAATCAATAGAACCTCGTGAAGCTGAAGTTATTATTGGTATCTTCAAAAAAGACCAAGGCGTGAAAGGTTTGACATATAATTTTGTTAAAGAGGCGTTCCCTAATCTTTTACCCTAAATGCACGACAAAGAACGAATTATCGTAACAGTTGGTGAATTCGATCCGTTAGATTCTAACGATTTACGCTTTCTCCAACGGTGCAGGAGAAAAGGTGATTGGTTGGTCGTAGGAGTTCATTCAGATTGGTGGATGGTCTATGCTCTTGGTGGGTTTACTCACAATTACAATACTCGCCGAGAGATTGTTGAAAATATAAGATGTGTTGGTGAAGTATTCTCATTCAATGATTCTGATGGTACAGTCTGCCAACTACTTAAAATAGTAAAAATTTGTTATCCACATTCCGACATTACCTATGTGTCAAATATGGATATGCATAATATGCCCGAAACTAAAATTAGAGGCATAACTTTTGAAACGATGAAATAGGAGAGGTAAGTGACAAAATTTGTAGGTAAATTTCGTAAAAACAAAGATTACTCTGATGATTACGATTACGCAAGAAATGTTCTACACAGTAAGAAACGCCGTGATGAACACGGAGAAGTAAAGAAGTTAAAAAATTACGAATATGAAGATTCTCATAAATTGGTTGAGAAGGAAGATTGGCCAACCAGGTTTTAATTTCATATTATAAGAAATTTTATTATTTCCACTATTTTTTAATTTTTTTAGCATAAGTATCGGTGTCCGCTTTCGAAATAAAGCTTTGGTACCATAGGTACTGGTATGTGTGTCTTAAAAACAACACTATCTCTTGACATTCTCCTTAAACTGTAGTATACTTGTAATTTCCGAGTGGGAGATTACATTATGATTATATACGGTTACATTCCGAAGTCTAAAAAACGCAAAGTTCCAAAATTAGTGAAACAACGTCACGAAGATTGGTTAAAATCAATTTCAGAAATACCACGGATTTGCAAATATGCCAAGTCCACGACTATTTCCAAATCTGTACCATCTCCTAGAATTCCTGCTGGCAGGGAAACTCCCCATTACGCATCCGTTGACACAGGTTTTATACCTTGCGTTAAAAAAACGGAATATTCTTATACTGGCGATAAAATGAAAGGCATTGGCACAATGCACAAGTCTAATGCTGTTCCGGTATTCACGGATACTGAAGCCAAAGAAATTTCAAGTATGAGGAGATGATATGTCAGCACCAAAAGGTTGGACAGATGATGAGTGGTACGATTTTCAGGAATATTTTGAATCCTTATCTTGCCAAGAACAACAAATTGAGTTACAATCCATGGTGGCACTAGGAAAAGCCAAACAACGAGGCAAAAATGTCGTTGTAATTGAACAATATTATGAAATGTGAGAAATTATGTTAACACAATGGGAAGAAACACAAATACATAGAGGTATGGATGAGATTATATTCAATCTAAGGCATATTCCTGCTGAAGATGTTGCTTATTTTCTCGTAAAATTCAATCCGAAGCTTGCCGATGAGCTTGCATCAGCGATTGAACACAACTTTTTTGAGAAAGATTTGAAAAATGTCAAATAATATGCTATTTTTTGAAGCGGCACGAGCAGATGATGAAGAAATTCCTGCTTGGAAACGCTTGGATATCGTAACTCGCAAGTGGGCAATACTATCTCAACACGAAAAAGACCTTTCCGACTACCAAAAGATGAAGGAAATGTATCAATAATCACTGGTGTTGCTAAAAAACAACACTTTCTAAGAAAATGCTTGACGGAATATAGGATTCCTGTATAATTGTTATATTAATCGTTAGGAGCTTATATGCAATTACTTGAATCCAAATCACTTTTAGCCAAATTGATGGCTACCGAGAACTTAGTAGTAGAACAGCGTAATGTTCCTACTGCTTGCTTTGATGTCAAAAATCGTGTTTTGACAATTCCTGTATTAGATAAGAATATTTCTGGTTACCTTTATGACCTTTTTGTTGGTCATGAAGTTGGCCATGCACTTTATACTCCTGAATCTGGCCTTCTCCGTGCCAGAGATTTAAAGATCCCACAATCCATTTCCAATGTTATTGAAGATGTTCGTATTGAAAAGAAAGTCAAATACAAATATCCTGGCCTCCGTTCATCTTTCACAAAAGCATATGTTGAATTAACTCAAAAGAATTTCTTTGGCACTAATGGTGTCGATTTAAACGAATTGAATTTTGTTGACCGAGTGAATATGCACAGCAAAGGTGGTGCGATGCTCGGTATTCGTTTTGATGCCGAAGAAAGAAATTTACTCAATGAGATTGAATCTACCGAAAGTTATGATGATGTTTTAGTTGTGGCTCAAAAAGTTCTCGCTTTTATGAAACAAAAAGAAGAAGAGCGTAAAGCCAATATGCCAGATTCCGAAGATTATGAGGATGGTGATGATGGTGAAGATTTTGCAAACGAATGGGACGATGACTTTGGTGACGAAACTGAAGAAGGCGAAGAAACCGAATCTGGATCAAAACAGGCTTCTGATGATTATGACGATGGTGAAGATGAAGATACTGAAATTATTGGTAATGATGACCGATTCAACCATAAAGAAATAGAACAAGATAATGTTCGTGCTTTCACCGATGAAGCATTTAAACAAAATGAGAAAAAGTTGTTTGCTGAAAATGCAAGCAATTATATGTATGGTAACATTCCAAAATTTGATATGAAGAAAGGTATTCTATCATACAAGGTTTTGTATGCAAAAATTGAAGATGAATATTCTCGCTGGTCATTAAATTTTGACAAAGCAGAAAATGGTCAGTATAATAAACTGCGCCGTGATACGAGCAAGGTGGTTTCTTATCTTGTTAAAGAATTTGAATTGCGTAAAAATGCCGACCAGTTAAAACGTGCATCTACGGCCAAAACTGGCGACCTTGATATGAAGAAGATTTTCTCTTATCAATTCAATGATGATATCTTTAAAAAGATATCGGTAGTGCCGAATGGTAAATCACATGGTCTTGTTATGTTCTTAGACTGGTCTGGTTCAATGCACGACCATCTTGCAAACACCATGAAGCAATTAATCAGTTTGGTAATGTTCTGTAAGAAAGTAAACATTCCATATGATGTGTATGCTTTCGCTTCACCAGAATCGTTTAATGCACACCAGTATGAAATTACACCAAAGAAAGGCGATATTGCAAGTAACCCTTTCTACCTGATGAATCTGCTATCAAGCAAAATGTCGGCTGGTGAATTTACCAAAGCGGCCAAGATTTTAACATTCATGGCCAATCATCAGAGATACACTCCTACCTTTATGTCGATGGGTGGTACACCATTGAATGAAGCAGTTATTGCCGCTATGGAAATTATTCCCGCATTTCAGAAACAATACAAATTGCAAGTTGTAAATTCTGTGTTTTTAACTGATGGTGAAGGCCATTCACTCCGTCAGACTTATGACCAGAATACAGAAGGCAAATTACACAGGATTGGTAAAGACTATGGTATTAGAGATTTTGGTTTGATTATTCGTGACCCATTGACTAAGCACCAAGAAATTGTTGATAACATATATAATTGTGCTAGTCATACTGGTGCATATGTCAAGTTATTGAAAGCTCGCACCAATTGTAATGTGTTAGGTTTTTATGTAATCTCTGGTCGTGAATTTGGTCGTAAGATTTATGAATTCTATCCACGCACCGCAAATTACGATACAATCAAGGCTTCATTCCGTAAAACTAAATTTGCTGTTGTTACTACGGCTGGCTTTGATGAGTATTATGTTCTCCGTTCTGAAGCATTAGATACAGAAGAAGATAATACTTTTGAAGTAAAAGAAAATGCCACCACCCGTGGTCTAGTATCTGCGTTTAGTAAGTATGCTGGTGGTCGTGTCGCTAACCGTGTTGTTCTCAACCGATTTATAGGAATGATAGCATGATAGAACAATTAGTATCCTTTTTTGGTGCCCAAGGACACCGCCATGCCGACATATTATTTGTGGCATCGTGTATTATGGCACCATATATTGTGGATTTTTTTAAAGAGTCCGATTTATTTAAAACCGAATTTTATAACACCGAAGAAGAAGCAGAAGCGGATGCTATGAAATATGCTTTTGGAGAAAATGAATGAAATTATTACATACACAATATGGGCCTGACAGAAAGGCCAACATTTTTCATAATGACCATTGTTATGTTGTTGAGTTGTATATTGGTGACCGTTTGTATAGAAAGATGAATGTATTAGAAACATTAGTTGATGCTAAACATATGGTTGAAGTAT